TTAATATTAAAAGGAATATATGTTATGTCTGCTTCTATTCTAATTCCCATATCAGTGCTATCAATTACTACTCCATTGATTGCTATTCTAGGGTCGTAGTTGATAATTTGTTCTACATCTTCTGTAATTAATTTTTTTACTTCTTCAGTAAACTGTTCAAATAATAAATCCCAGATGACTGTTCCAAAATCTGGATTCATTAATTTTTCACCTTTACGGATGTAAAAATGATTAATAATATCTTGTTTAACTAAATCTATATCGTATAGTTTAAAGGACGATTTTGTTTCTTGCGAACTAAATCCCTTATAGGTAAAGGCAACGGTGTTGGCATTGCCTGTACTCGCAGTCATTGATGCGACTGATTTTTTATTATATATTTTTGCCATGTTATGTTTCTCTATCAGTATTAGTTGGCTTTAGAACCGTTGGTGCTTGATTTTCGTGCAATGCCCACGGTTCGTGCATTGGGATTCTTTTCATAATACTCTGCATTGTTCCTGCAGAATATCTCTTTTTATTTCCCCATGTTGATGTAGAACTAGTAACAGGGTTAGTATGGGTAGACAAAGGAGATGCAGGAGCTGCTGCTACTGCAAGGCCCGAATTTAAATTAATATCGCCGCCATCGATGTTAGTTCCAGAAGACTTGATGTTGGTTGCGCCGCCTGAAGATAGTTTTGTACCCGATCCCGAAACTAAATCAAATCCGGCGCCTACTGTGATTTTTCCATCAGCTGACGCAATTACATTAAAATTTCCTACAGCTTCTAATTGCATTTTGCCACCGGCGGCTTTTATGTTAACATTTCTACCTGCTTCAAAGTTTATGTCTCTATCAGCTCGAAAATTTAAATCATTAGATGAATGTATAGAAATGCTGTCTTGGGCAAATATATCAATTTTTCCATTACTGGTTAACTCTATCCATGTTGTACCTTTGGAATTTCCGATATAAATTAAATCTTCGCTGTTATGCATTAACAACTGATGACCGGTTCTTGTTCGAATACGAAAATATTCGTTGTAAGGAATACTTGAATCACCTTTTTCTTTTTTGCTAATATCTGCATATGCAACTGGTCCAGTTCCGGCGGACGTTTTTCTAACGTATCGATCGTCACCGTCATCCATAACTAGTGTAGTTCCGCCCAATCTGTTCGCTGGTAACTGCACAGGACTTTTGCTTTGGGGGCTACCAATAAACTGCTTCTTAGCGTTTGTTCCTCTATCAAATGGTCCTGGAGTGCTAATCCCGAATACAGAATTAGGTATCATACGTCTACTGCTTGATGTTGTAACACCCCGTATATCGTCTTCTAATAATCCTTGTTCAAGAAATCTATCAGCAATAGGATGGATGGCTTTTTTAATTTTTTCAGTATTTGTTCCCTTATCTAGAGTATTAGCTTTTCTATTAATCTCAGCAACAGGCAAGGGTTGAGTAGTATCATACTTCTTTTTTTGTTCGGGGGTTGCTGAGAATTCAGATGCTCCACCTATTGCCGGCATCATTTGATTCATAAACCGGCCTGGAACGCAGCCTATAAAATATCCTTCAGATACTTCGCCGTTAATAAATGCCACTAATACTGTTGTACCAATTTCCACTGTAGGGAACCACATACCGTAGGCTTGTTGAGTATCTTGGAAATCACTTACATTGAGACCCATATTTTCATAGGCAGTAATACCGTAAAACGGGCTGGCATATTTTACTGGATACGACTGTCCAGTGTCTCCAATGTCATTTCCGTTTTCTCTAAGTAATGTAACTTCTAATCCGCACATAAACGAAGGATCTAAGTAGCTTACAACTTTAGCCAACAAAACACCAATCGGTAATTTTTTGCCGCCTGGTGTGTCTGGTGAGCGTTTTTCGTCTGACATTTAATTTCCTAATTATAAGTATTGACCCTGATCCTCAAACTCGGAATCAGTATAATCAACCGGGCCGGTCTTTGGCGGCTCTTCTTTTGTTGTGTCGTACATAGTACTGTTTTCTGCGGCAATTTTTACTTGGCCTTCATAATCAATATCTTGATTAGGTTGACGAGTTAGATCAAGAGTTTGTTGGAACACTCCGCCGGAAAATTTATTTTCTACACCAACAACTTTATAGATTCCGCTAAATGGAGTAGCTTTTCCACCGTTAGGAAAGTTGTATAAACCGCCTTGTCCCGATGTTCCTAAATTTGGTTCTATTGGATTTCTCCATGTTATATAGATAAAAATTTCGCTGCCTTCCCAGTTCATTGCTCCGTCTGCTTTGACTTGACTATTAGGTCCATATTCTGCAAGGTGATTAGAATTAATTCCACTATCGGACAGATAATATAAATCTCCTATTATATCCATTTTTACATTTATCATATCATTTGATCGAGAAAAAGATTGATTAAAATTATCAGCTACCATTTGTTCAACAGTTTTTTCTCCAGTGGCCGATGGGAAGGATAATAAAGCATGTGGTTTAACGGGTGCTGAACCGTTAGGTGAAGTAACACTTTCCTTAGCATCGCCTTCTTTAATTCTTGCCTGGGGTGTTTTTTCTTCGCTTGTATTTTGCACATCCTTGTTTGCTATCTTAGCATTGTTCTGCATAGGAGTAGGTGAAATTGCTGTAAAAAATTGTCCGTTAAACTGTAAATCAAATTTTAATATATTATTATTTTGTCCTGTATAAAGATAGTCGTATCTCTTGGCTATAATTTTCTGTAGCTGTGTTTCGCCTGGCTGCGCTGACGATGGATTTTTAAAAATTGCTCCGCTTACTTTAAAAGGAACAACACGATAGATATATTTTTTTGCTCGTACATTTCTTTTAGGATCGAACTCTAACAATTGTATTTGAACATCAATTCTAAACCAATCAACAAATCCGTTTTTAACAGCTTCAGGTTTTAATTTGCTTACACAGTATTCTGAAGAAAGAACTACACGCTGAATTACTTCGGTTATCTTTGTACTTTGCGGAAAATTAACTGCACGTTGTTTAGGATCAATAGTCATACTATCTCTAACAATATTTCCTTTCTCATCGACTACATCGCCTGCCAGTTTAAAATTATAGTTACCGCCTGACGTTTCAGAGAATCCCATACTGGCCTTTCCGATTTCGCCTTGGCCGAAGGTTCCCGACTGTGCTTCTCGTTTGGCGGCATCGATTCGTTGGGTTCGTTCAGCTTTAGGATCGGCTATTGCTTTTAGTACTTCCGTAGATGCTCCTCCAAACATACCAACACTGTCACTCGAATCTACTGGAAATACAATTTCATAAAGATCCGGATAGGTTGCTAACCCGTCATTTACTCGTTTTAGCTGTTGTTCATTTAACACAGTGCATACACTCTGTTGCCCTGACACTAAAACTTCGCTGACTGTGATACCTGTAGCATTTAAATCGTTGTATAATACATTTACTAGATCACTAAATCCCGAGTGGTGCATTGGGGAAGCTTCTATATTATATCTACTGCCTGCTTCGTCAACTTTGAATTCAACTTTGTTAATTTTAATTGTAAAATATTTTGTTAATTCGTCTCTTCCCGAATACATTGACCCGTCGTCTTTGGATCCTCTAATTTCAAGTTTTAACAAATAGGGACAGTCATTTAAATAAGTTGGATAGCCTGCATTTATTGCAGCGGCCTGCAGACTTTGTAAAAATATACCTAATGAGTATGGCTCGTATACATCAAATTTAAATCCTGTAACATTGGTGTTTCCAGTCTTTGCTGAGCCGCCAAGTGTTGTTGCCATTGTTACGTTGTCAATGTAATATTCTGGAGCGCCGTTGGCAGTATTAACTCTTTTAGAATTTTGGCGGCCACCCGAAGAAAGAACAATATTGCTTAATGCGAATGGTGAGCCTCTATAAGTCCGAGGATCATTGAATTGACTAGGCGTTAAACAACACAGGGTCCACAACGGAGTATACGAAGCAAATTGTTCCAATACATTATCGTACGGAGGTCCGCCGGCTGGTGGTTTTAGTGTTCCAAATGCTTTCAGTAAAGGTGTTAACCCGGGATTAGAAACAACCTCGGCAACTTTAGACACATTAAATGTTGCTGCAGAATCACTAATGGCGTTGGTGATTTTTTTTGCCGCGCCGATTGCTAACCCGGAAGTAGTTGCAATTTGAGATATTGCATTTCCGGCTGGGGTTAAAATATTTCCAATTGCTTGCCCTATGTCTCTAAAATCAGGCATATTAGATTCCTATATATCTTTCTATATTTGATTTTTTAGGACAATAAATTATTGTGCCCGGAGTAAAATCATATATTGGATCTTTAAGTGTTTCCATATTTCTTTGAACAAAAACCCACCACAATTTAGCATTACCATACAAGTCAAATGCCAGTAGGTCTGGTCGATTCTTATATTGATTTTCAATTGTGTATTGATAGTCGTCTGCCTCTGCAGGAACTGGACGAATTGTCAACAGTTCCATATACAAATTATTTTGTCGTGTGTTGTAGTAAGGAGATACCTTGTCATACTTGGCCATATTAGATGAATCCTTGTCCTGCTACGATATTGCCGTTGGCATATTCTGTAAGATTGAATTGTCTCAATCTTGTTCTATTATAAATTGGAGAGACCGTTACCGATATTGTACTCATTGCAGGAACCCAAGTAGGTGCGCCGCCTTTACTGTATTTTACATAGGCAACATCGTCTTTGAAATCTATTGTAAAACTTTTTACTATAACCGGTACTCCCGCAAATACTCGAGCTCCGTATCCCGAAAGATTACAAACTATTGGAGGGTTTCCTTGATTGGGTCCTGATCCATAAAACATTCTTGTAGCTGTTTTTAAAAAGGTAGTACCTTCAATCCAGTATCCTGCGTCTAATTCAGTTTCAACAGAAAACTCTCCAGAGATAGTAATATCATCTATTTGACTATTTTTATAAGCATAAAATGGTTGAAGATTATGCACTGGGTCTATTTGAGTATAGTTGGCTTTTGAAGATACTGTAATCGATGGAAGATACGGCCAAACAAATCCACCTGTAGCAGACAGTCGGCTAAATGCTCCTCCAAATAAACCAAAGTTTGCATTTAATTTTACACGCCAATCGTCTGTTGACCCACTTTTTAATTTTACAAAGGCACCCTCCTGACTAAATAATTCTGCACCACTAGGCAAGTTTTTTCCTCTTGCCATACTTAATAAATTATTAACCATACCGGCTGCTGACGAAATCGAAGTAGCTAGATTAGAAAGGCCTCCGCCAAGGCCGCCACTAGCTAACCCTAATTTGTTTAAACTTGCACCTATTGCCGCACTAGCATTACTAATTGATCCTGCTGCACCACCTAGCTGTCCCGCAAGGCCGCCTAATGCTCCTGTGGCATTTGATGCCAAACTTTGTATTGTACTGCTGACTCCGCCTAATGCTCCTGTGACTCCGCCTAATGCTCCTGTGGCTTGTCCTAATGCACCTTTGGCATCATTTAAAAAAGTGTTAGCAGATGCTGTCATACCATTTAAGCCGGTGCCGATTTCGCCACTTAGGCGACCAACGGTGGCATCTAGATTAGATTTTAAGGCAGCAAAATCATTGCTTTTCAGTGCTCCGCTAGCAGCATCGGCTGCTGCGCCAACTTGTTCCGACACCGACGAAACTAATTTTGCCAAAGGGTTAATAGATAAGGGCATTTTGAGTGATTATTCCTTTTATACTCTATTTATTCTTGACAAAATATGCTATTATATTAACTACTGGAGAATTCTATAACAATGACAATAATGCCCTCACAACCTCCCAAGATCAAGTATCTTACCAACAAAGACTTGCTGAAAGAAATACACCTTAGCAAAAATACCTATTGTTCGTATACTGATCCAGCGTATGGAGATTACGACCTAATCATTCCAAATTTATCTAAAATTAATATTAGGACGATTGCAGACGCAAAGCGGAGTAGAGCAATAAAAATGGGTAAAAAAGCTCACGAAATTGCACAATCAGGCGGGAAGAAAATTCCAGCAAAAGAGTTCGAAGTCGACTATAAAAAAATTGCCAAGACTGATGTTGTTTTTAGAGTCATGACCTTTGAACATATTCCTCTAGCGCCAGGCCGTAAGAAAACTTTAAAGAATACCGCAGACAGTCATGATAAAGTTAACTTTCCTCCGTTCCAACATTGGAAGTTTGATGACAATAATAATCTTATTTGTGTGGGTAAAAGTCATTGGAAGGGCGATTTAGACACAGGCTCGTTTAACAAAGAACACGGACAAATGACTAATAATCTAGCTCGTATGTTTTTAAAACTTTGTGAGAGATATGCCACTAGAGGTAACGTTCGTGGCTACACTTATAATGACGAAATGCGGGGTCAAGCTATTCTTCAACTGACTCAGATTGGTCTACAGTTTGATGAATCAAAATCCGATAATCCGTTTGCTTATTACACTGCCGCAGTGACTAATAGTTTTGTTAGAATTATCAATATTGAAAAACGTAATCAAAATATTCGAGATGATATTTTAGAAATTAACGGAATGAATCCTAGTTGGACTAGACAAAACGCCGGAGGTAAAGGTGGTGCCAGTTATGGACCCGTTAGTACTACTCCTGTAGACGGTGGCGATTGGGATTGATCTCAAGCCGTTGATCTGTTATACTAACTAAGGAGATTCTATGTCATTGTTTAAAAAAGTAGCTTGTTTTACCGATATTCATTTCGGTCTAAAGTCTGGTAGTAGAACGCATAATCAAGATTGCGAAGATTTTGTATCTTGGTTCTGTGAGACTGCTAAAAAAGAAGGGTGTGAAACTGCAATCTTTCTAGGTGACTGGCATCATAATCGCAGTACTACTGACGTGAGTACTATGAATTATACTGTGAGCAATTTAGAGAAGCTAAGTCAATCTTTTGAAAAAGTCTATTTCATTCTAGGTAATCACGATTTGTTCTACAAGGACAAACGTGAAATTAATTCTATTGAATTTATGCGCCTATTTCCTAATGTAATTCCTATCAAAGAAATGCTGACAGAGGGCGATGTAACTATCATGCCTTGGCTAGTAGCCGATGAATGGAAAAATATTCCTAATATCAAAAGCAAATATTTGTTTGGACACTTAGAATTGCCTAGCTTCTACATGAATGCCATGGTGCAAATGCCCGATCACGGACAATTACAGGCTCCCCATTTTGCCAATCAAGAATATGTGTTTACTGGACACTTTCATAAGCGTCAACACAATAGAAACATTCATTATATTGGCAATGCATTTCCACACAACTACGCCGATGCCGGCGACGACGACCGTGGTATGATGACATTAGAATGGGGTGGCAAGCCAGAGTTTAAAACATGGCCGGGCCAACCTGTTTATAGAAGTTATAAACTTAGTCAAATTATCGACAAGCCCGATGAACTGCTAAAAGAAAAAATGCATTGTCGAGTCACTATCGACTTACCTATCAGCTTTGAGGAAGCAAACTTTATTAAAGAAACGTTTGTCCCCCAATATAATCTCCGAGAGCTTATGTTGATTCCTGAAAAAGTTGAAGTAGATGCACAGTCTACTCCCATCGATATTAATTTTGAAAGTGTTGATACTATCGTTATGAATCAGATCAATGCAATTGAAAGTGATAGTTTTGACAAAGCTCTGCTATTGGACATTTATAATAACCTATGATTAAGATTAAAGATTTAACTGTTAGAAACTTCATGAGTGTGGGTGCTCAGACACAAGCTATTACATTCGATAAGGGTCAGCTAACCCTTGTACTAGGCGAGAATTTGGATCTCGGTGGCGACGACAGCGGCGCTCGTAATGGTACAGGTAAAACTACAATTATCAACGGTCTTAGCTATGCAATCTACGGTAATGCATTAACTAACATCAAAAAAGATAATCTTGTTAACAAGATCAACAACAAAGGTATGTTGTGTACAGTGACATTTGAACGAGATGGTATCGAGTATCATATCGAACGTGGACGCAAACCTAATGTTTTAAGATTTAGTGTTAACGGTAACGAACAAAAAACAGATTCGAATGACGAGGCGCAGGGCGATAGTAGAGAAACACAGAAGGCAATCGAAGAAGTATTTGGTATGAGTCACGAGATGTTCAAACACCTTGTAGCTTTGAACACGTATACTGAGCCGTTCCTTAGCATGAAGGCTGCTGATCAGCGGGCTGTTATTGAACAACTGTTAGGTATTACTCAACTAAGTGAGAAAGCAGAAGCTCTTAAAGAAGCAATTAGAATCAGCAAAGACTCTATTGCTACTGAAAATACAAAAATCGAAACAATTAAAGTGTCTAACGATCGTATTCAACAAAGTATCGAATCGCTGGAACGTAAACAACGGCTGTGGGAAGAGCAACACGAAACTTCTCTTGCTAATTTAACCAAGGCAATAGAAAAACTATTAGATATTAACGTTGATGAAGAAATTGCTAATCAACGATCGCTAGTTGAGTGGACAAAAAGTAAAAAAGAAAGAGACAATCTAACAGCACTCATTGCCAAACAAACTAGTACACTAGAACGAGAACAAAAAAATCTAGATAAACTAGAAAAAGAACTAACAACGCTAGCAGATCACAAGTGTCATAGTTGCGGTCAAGATATTCATGATGTTAAACATGATGAGATGATGACTGCAAAAATCAAACAGGTTGAAGAAAGCCATAGCCACATCAAAACACACAGCGAAGAACTAAGTGAACTCAACGAAGCTATTAGTCTAGTCGGTGAACTTGGTGCATGTCCAAGTGTAATTTATGATAATCTAGAACAAGCACTAAATCACAAAAACACACTTAGCGGTCTAGAACGTGATCTAGAAGTAAAGCTCAACGAAAATAATCCCTACATTGAGCAGATCAGCGAATTACAAAACACCGCAGTACAAGAAATCAATTACAATAATGTAAATGATCTAGTTAGAGTAAAAGACCATCAAGAGTTTTTGCACAAATTACTAACTAATAAAGATTCTTTTATTCGCAAACGCATCATTGATCAAAATTTGGCCTACTTAAATCAGCGATTAACCTATTATCTAGACAAGATAGGCCTTCCCCACTTGGTAGAGTTTCAAAACGATCTTACTGTTATTATTACTCAGCTAGGACAGGACTTAGACTTTGACAATTTGTCACGTGGTGAACGCAATCGATTGATATTATCAATGTCATGGGCATTCCGTGATGTATGGGAGAACCTATATCAAGCTATTAACCTGTTATTCATCGACGAACTAGTAGACAGTGGTATGGATGCTAGCGGAGTTGAATCTAGTATTGCTGTTCTAAAGAAAATGACTCGTGAACGCAACAAGAATGTGTTCCTAATATCACACAGAGACGATTTAACTAGTCGTGTTAATCATGTTCTTAAGGTGATCAAAGAAAACGGATTCACTAGTTATTCAACAGATGTGGAGATTGTTGATTGACTACAGAAGCCCACGACAAAATGATTGCTGCGTTTCAGGAATATTTTAAGTGGCAAGAACGTTTTGAGTACAAAGGCTCAGACGAAGCAGGCATTAAAGCACGATACTGGCTCAGCGAAATACGCAATGAAGCCAGTATCAGACGAGTAGAAATACAGGCAAAGCGTGAAGAACGCAAACAAGCCAGAAAAGGCATGATAGGCAGACCCAAGAAACTAACTAAGTGAATGTCATGGTATTATCAGGATCAATTAATCGAAGAACTTCCCGAAGAATGTGTAGGATTCGTTTATCTTATCACTAATATTACCACTGGCAGAAAATACATAGGCAAAAAATTAGCCAAATTCTCTAAGACTAGCTATAAAACAGTAAAATTAAAAAACGGTACTAAAAAGAAAAAGAAAATACGTTCTAAAATAGACAGCGATTGGCGTGATTACTACGGCTCAAACGTTGAATTAAACAAGGACGTAGAAACATTAGGCAAAGAAAACTTCCGTAGAGACGTACTTTTTTACTGCACATCTAAGGCGCAATGCTCATATATAGAAGCTAGAGAACAATTCACCCACAAAGTTTTAGAATCAAAAGACTATTATAACGGACAAATTTCTGTCCGTGTACATGGTTCGCATATACTCAAAGGCCAATAATTTAGGCAATTTAACTGCCAAATAAGCCCGCACCGGCGTTGTTAGAGTGCCCTTAAAGCTGGATCTCGGATCGCAGTCAACGGAATTCCCTACTTGGTAGAGGGGTTGTAACAGTAGTATCCTTAACAGGACCATGATCGGATATGCCTATAGAACCGGTTTACTGTACAAGAAAATTTTAATCAAGGCTAAAAGAGGGTGAAGAACCCACGGCTGTAAGTATGTTAGCGTATATTTGCAGGCCCGCCGTCGTATAAAGACGCAGCTAAAGGTACCGGACGACCGCCTTGGTAATGCTGTAACGCTAGAGTGTACTGTGCAACTCGCATAATGCTACATATTTTTGCCCGCAAGGGCAAAGTGTGACTGAACAATCTGCATAATACTTAAATTGCTTCGCAATTATTATAATCAACAATATTTAGAAGAAAGAAAATTCGTTGAGCGATAGCGATAACGAATGTGAGCTTCAGCTCACAATTACAATAAATAACATATTAATCATTGAGTAAACATGTACATCAGCAATATATTATTTGAACAACATATGAATAATTCTAATAGAATTTTGTTAGAATCGTGCCATGGCCTTGATCAAGAACAACGTGCAATCGTAGAAGGCATTTATAATGAACTACTGCCTTTAATTGAAGCTAGCCTTACTGCTGATCAAATCAAAGCTGTATTTGGATCTATAGAAAAGACAGCTACTGACGCAGGCGATAATAGAACTTTGTTAGGCAAAGGAGTTGACGTAGGTAAAAAAGCCAACGAGATTGTTGATAATATTGGCACGTGGCTACAAAATACGACTCCAGTTAAGGCGTTTGATCAAAAATTTGATGATCTAAAAAGAAAAATCAATACCAAGTTTCCGGACTCAAAGATACTAGATGCCATATCTAACATGGGTATGTGGGCGCAAGAGAATCCTGGAAAAACAGCAGCGATCATCGGGGTATTAACTGCAATTGCTTCATTGGCAGGTGGTCCAGTAGGCGGTGCAATTGCTGGTCAAGTATTACGTGGTGCAGTAGAATTACTCAAAGGTGAGAAATTATCCACAGCTTTAGGCAAGGGCATTAAAACTGCTGCCTATGGTTTCATTGCAGGCAAGACTTTTGAATTGTTGGGAGATGCAATCAAAGGCGGTGCACAGGTAGTTAAAGACAATCTATTTCCAAACGCACTTCGTTTAAACATGACTCAGGTCTTTGATGAAGTTGGAGGTGAGTTAGGAACCCGCTGGGCTAACTTTGAAATCAAAGGACTAGTTGGCAAGCCTGAAGATATCAATACGGCTAAAAAATTGTTTAGCGAAGCAGGACAATATTGGAAAGCAGGCGACTACGAACAAAGTGCTGCAACATGGAAGTCCTTAGAAGGACTCATCTCTGACACATTCAACGACAAAGAATACATAGCACAGATTGCGTCTGATCAAGCCAGTAGAACTATGATAAGCCAAGCAGCACAGGCTGCTCAAGAAGCTACAAAGTATCTTGGCGCCGCTGCACAAGGTGCAGTTACTGCCGCAGGAGCTAAAGGCAGTCTAGCAAAAAAAGAATCAAAGATAGCACAAGCCCGCCCGCTCAGCGAAGGTCAAGTCTATTTGGTATTCAATCGAATATCGGCTGC